GCAAGAATTATTAAAGACGTATCTACATCTGATACTGAAGTGTTTATTGAAAACTCTGAACTGTTTAGTTATGAAACAGATAATGGATATACTGATAACTCCACACCATGCGATGGATTAATTATTGAAAATACAAATCCAATTACTGCTACATTTACTGCCACAATTGGTGGTGGTGCGGTTAGTGGTATAACCACGACTAATCCAGGTTTTGGATATCTCCCAGATCAAACCACTATAGAGTTGAAATTTACTTCTCCGGTAGGTGTAGGAACAACTGCTACAGCAACAGCATCAGTTACTGCTGGGGTTGTTACTTCAGTCACTATTACAAATCCTGGATCTGGATATACGGTTGCCCCTACTATATTTGCAGAAACACCAAATCTCAATATTGAAAAAATTACAGGATTTACTAATATTGAAGGATTCTCAGGTATTGTAACTGGAATTACAACAACTACAGGAACAGGAGGAAATCCATTAGCACTTCAATTCACGATTGCCAGCAATAACTTTACTGGATTATCAACTGGATATCCTATTTACATCTATGATACTCAAATTGGTAGTGGAGTTACATCAATCAATAGTTCAGATTCTGAAATTGTTGGTATCGGAACCACATGTTTAGACAATATATATTATATCTCAGATTGGTCTTATAGTTCTACAATAGGAATCTTAACTTGTAATGTAAAATCGGATTCTAATATAATCGGAATTGGGACAACTGGAAATGCATCAAATCCAGTCGGAAAATATTCATGGGGAAGATTATCTGGAGGAACAAGATCCTCAAGTCCAATATCTATCGGAGTTACTGGAAATATTGTTTCTGGTCTTTCAACATACCCAACGATTCAAAGAAGAGGAATTGGAATTAGAAAAACTGGAGCACTTCCCAAAATTGAAATATAAAATTATCGTATAAATATCTAAAAAACTATCAATATGGCTGCATTCGTAACAGATCAATTTAGAATATTGAATGCTGGTTCTTTTGTAGAGTCTATCAGTAATAATTCTTATTATGCATTTTTAGGTTTATCAAATCCAACCGCAACTGGATTTGGTAGAACTTCTGATTGGAATACAAGTTCCGCAAATAATCCCACAGATAATTTTCAATATAGATCTCATTATAGAGATACTAGTCTGTTTGGGAAAAAAATTACCACAGAAAATGCTAGAAGGGTTATAAGAAAAATTGAGTGGGTTGAAAATAATTCCTATGATATGTACAGACATGATTATAGATCGGACAATTTATCACCTAAAGGAAAAAGTGCTAGATTATATGATTCAAATTACTATGTGATTACGAGTGATTTTAAAGTTTATGTCTGTATAGAAAATGGAACCTCTGGAATTAATCCGACTGTTCCAAATTCTTCAATTGAACCGACACATACTGATGTAGAACCAGTAAAATATTCTGATGGTTATAGATGGAAATATTTGTTTAGTATATCTCCGGCAGACGTTATTAAATTTGATTCTACGGAATATATTGTTGTTCCTAACGATTGGGAGACAAGTTCGGATTATACAGTCATTAGAGACGGAGGAAACTCTGAAAGTAATGACAATCAGATTAAGGCAGTATATATTGAAAATGGGGGAAGTGGATATACCAATGGAACACAGTCTGGTATAAAAATTTTAGGTGATGGTATCGGAGCAACTGCTTCTATTACTGTAACTGATAATAGCATCACTTCAGTAACTGTTACAAATGGAGGTAAAGGATATACTTATGGGGTTTTGGATTTAAGTGAAACATCAGGAACAGGTTCTAAGTTAATACCCATTATTCCACCTTCTAAAGGTCATGGATATGATATTTACACAGAATTAGGAACTGATAAAGTTTTAATGTATGCAAGGTTTGATGATTCGACCAAAGATTTTCCTATAGATACAAAATTTTCTCAAGTTGGGATTATAAAAAATCCAGAAACTTTTTCTTCTTCAACAACTGGAACCGGAGTTACATTTACTGGCAATACATTTTCATCTCTCTATTCTATTGCACTTACAGACTCAATATCAGTAACTGTTGGAGATGAAATAACGCAAACGCAAAGTGATGGTAAAGTTGCAAAGGGATATATTGCTTCATTTGACACTGAAACTAAGATTTTAAAATATTATCAAGATAGATCATTATCTTTTGAAAATGAAATTGATCAAGTACATAGTAATCTCAGTAAAAATATAGTAGGATTTAATACTACAGATCCACTTTCCATAGGAATGATCAATCCAATAAAAGGTAGTGTTATGACATTGAATTCGAAGCAGATCAATTTGGGAGTTACTTTTACAAATGGACTTGCAAATCCAGAGATAAATAAAAAGACGGGGGATATAATTTACATTGACAATAGACCCATTGTTCAGAGAGACTCTAGACAAAAAGAAGACGTTAAAATCATTCTGGAATTCTAAAAAAGATGGCACAAAAAACCGACTTAAATATCAGCCCATATTATGATGACTATGATAAGAATAAAAACTTTCATAAAGTCTTATTTAAACCAGGATATCCAGTTCAGGCTAGAGAATTAACAACTCTCCAGTCTATTTTACAAAATCAAGTAGAGTCTTTTGGCAATAATATTTTTAAAGAAGGTTCCATGGTTCTTCCTGGATCCATAACCTTTGATAACGATTATTCTGCCGTAAAACTTAATTTAATAAATTTAGGCATTGACATTTCTGTTTATATTAAAAATTTTATTGGAAAAACTATAACGGGACAATCTTCTGGAGTAACTGCTACAGTTAAAAATGTAGTTTTAACTAATGAAAGCGATCTCGTAGACGATGTAACAATATATGTAAAATATTCTCAAGCAGGTACTGATTCAGAAACTTTAGTATTCCAAGATGGAGAATCTTTATTTTCTAGTGAAAATGTAGTATATGGAAATACTACAATACCTTCCGGAACAGTATTTGCATCTTTGATTTCTTTAAATGCAACATCGACTGGTTCTTCAGCATCTATCGATAATGGGGTATATTTTGTAAGAGGAACATTCGTCAATGTTTCTAAACAAACTTTAATATTGGATTATTATACAAATAATCCATCATATAGAGTTGGATTGAAAGTAGAAGAAACAATAGTTTCTGCCAAAGACGATGAAACATTATACGATAATGCAAAAGGATTTACAAATTTTGCGGCACCTGGTGCCGATAGATTTAAGATCTCATTAACTTTAACTAAAAAGTTATTAACAGATTTAAATGATACTGATTTCATAGAAATTCTTAGAGTTGATGATGGGAAGATAAAAAAAGTAGTTGATAAAACTGTTTACAATATCATCAGAGATTATATTGCAGAAAGAACTTTTGATGAATCTGGACATTATGCGGTTGATGAGTTTAGATTAAATATTCTCGATTCCTTAAATAATAGAATTGATAATGATGGTTTATTTTTAGAAAATGAAATTACAGAAGAAGGAAATATTCCATCTGACGACTTAATGTGTATTCAGGTGTCACCTGGAAAAGCATATGTTGCCGGATATGATGTTGATTTGGATTCAACAGTAACAATTGACGTTGAAAAACCAAGAGATACTCAAAATGTATCATCTATTAATGTTCCTTTTGAGATGGGACATCTCTTGAGAGTTAATAATGTTGCCGGTGCAGCAGAAGAAAATGCAGAAATTGAATTAAAGTCTCAGTTTAAAGGAGATGGAAGTGGTGGAAGTGTTATTGGTAAAGCAAGAGTATATACTTTCAATTTAACTGATGCAGCATATTCTGGTGCAGCAACTCAATGGGATCTATATCTTTATGATATTCAGACATACACCAACTTAACATTTAACAGAAGTGTAACCGGTACAGAAATTCCTCAAACTTCTTTTATAAGAGGAAAAAGTAGTGGTGCAAGTGGATATGCAGTTGCTGCAGGAAGTGGCACGTCTTTAAATATCTATCAAACATCAGGAACTTTTGTTGCTGATGAGC